CCAGAGAACCTGATCGGTGACATCATCGGCACCATCTTGGACAAACCCCAAGTCAATGCCCCTCCCGATCAAGTGAGTCTTAAGTTCCGCGGCACCATGAACAATGGTGTCGGAGCGGAACAAATCGACAAATTTCAGCTCTATCCCGCGAAGCAGCAGCTTTGCGACATGGAGCACTTCAACCTCAGGTCGGAGCTCCTGCTTAGCCCACACTTTAAGCACAAGCTCTCGTACCTCAGCACAACGCGCTGGACAGCAACGGACATCCCAGGTTCGATTCTCTTCCAAACTCGCGTCGGCCCGCTGGCCGATGCGGGTCCAGTTGAACCCAACAAACCTTTCGCTCTCAACGAGATGGACTACTTCTGTCTTGGCTTCCAGTATTGGCGGGGCTCCCTCCACTATGTGTTCGAAGTCGTGTCCTCCAACTTCCACGAAGGAAGATTGGACATCACCTACCATCCAAACACATCACCAGCCCCGGTCGATTACAACGCAGCCATGTCGCAGTACGCCGCCTCGATGTTCATCCGACAGGCGGGAAACACTCTCGCCGTTGCTTGTCCATACCTCGCCGACAAACCTTGGAAAACCATCTACGCTGGGCAACCGACCGCTGTCGTGCCCTCTGATGGAAAGTTCCGCTTCCAAGATTTCTTTTCAGGAACACTTGCTCTTAGAGTCTCCGCCTCTCTTCGCGCACCTCAAACTGTCGTTCCCAACGTTGACATAAATGTTTATGTCTACGGTGGGTCCGACTTTGAGGTGAGCTGGCCGGGATTCAACAATCGCTCAATCAGCGTTGTGCCGAGTGAAATTCGCCGTAAAGTGCAGCTGCACTCCGGAAAGAAGGACACCCCGTTCAACGTCAACAGTTCGCCAGAAGGTCAGAAAGCCACATTCCTCGCACCCGAGGAGTCACTCACCTACGATCCCAAGATCCCTCATTTTGGTGAGAAATTTGACAACATACAAGAACTACTAAAACGCTATGGTAAGGCCATCCGTGTCCCACTCAAACAGGTGGACAAAGGACTCCATTACGCAACGTTTTCGCTCTTCGATGTTCTCTCGGCGGGAGATGCTACCAACCTCTTCCACGTCCGATATCTCACATGCTTTCGAAACTTCCGCGGAG